GACAGCTCGAAGACCGTCGGCGACGGCTCGACGAATGGTATCAATCGGAAATGAACCAACCGTACCTCGACCGTGCCGATTCGCGGGCGATGCTCAAACGTATTCGGGACTATAACGAGGATGAACTCAAAGCGCTCAATACAAACGCCATCAAGAGCGGAGCGACGGATGAAGCGAAAGTCGCCGCTGCCGGCAAGCTCAACAAGAACTATTCGCAGGTCGTCGCCCAAATCGCCGGATTGGGCGAACAGCACAAAGACCAGATACAACAACAATATCAAGCCCGCCTCGACAACCTCGACAATGCCCGCTACGAAGCCGAATCGGGCAAAATCAGCGGTATGCAAAACATGGTCAGCGGCGTAGGCGATGCGTTCGGGCAACTCGCCATGCTCTATGGCTTAGGAGGGTTCGGCAAATCGGGACTTGCCGGAATCACGGGCAACAATTAGCGATATGGAACCGCAAGAGCAACCGACAAAAGCCATTTTCTCCTTTGCGGATGAACTGCAACGGCGGCAGCAGCGTGCCGAGGAACAGAAAGCCGTATGGGAGCAAAAACAGCAACGGGCCGCAGAACTATACCGCAGCGGCCAAAATCCGATTCTCGCCTACATCGAGACGATGAAGCCGGAAGCCGATCCCGCACGCATCAAACGCGCCGAAACAGCCGCAAAGATCGCGGCATGGAGCAATATGCTTACGGCCCTCGGTACGGGAATCGTCGGTATGGCAACGGAAGGTTATGTGCCGAAAACCGGTACCGATGCTCCGCTGCGAATGCTCGACCGGATCAATGAGTGGGAAAAATTATACGACAGCCAAAACCGCGAATACCGACAACTGAAACTCCGTGCCCTCATGGGACAACAGGAAGGCGAGCAGCAGGCCGCGAACATGGAAGCCTCGGCCGCCGGCCAAGCCTATAACCTCGCGCAGAAACAATACGACGCCTTGCTGGGATATATGTGGAAAGCCCAGCAAGAGAAACAAAAACGGGCCGAGGATCTCCGGGACAAGAAAGAAATCGAAAAAATACGGGGTGAAAATAACCTCAAAGTGGCCCGCACGCGAGCCGCAGCGTCGGCTTCAACCGCCAGCGCACGCGCAGCCGCAGCCGCCGACAAAGCCGTCGTCCAGTTTCTCGACCGCGACGAAAAGACCGTCGTAAGCCTCTCGCCGGCACAGGAAAGTCTGCTTTACGAGAAAGGCCGTGATATGGGCATCATTCCCGAAGATGGAAGCCCGACCAAGAAACCGGCCTACACAGGCGAAAAAGTCCCGCAGTTCTCGTATGGCAAGCTCAAACCGGCACAGAAAGCACAGCTTTTACGCACAGTTTATCTGAAACTCACGGGCGAACAGGAGCCCTCGAAACCACCCGCCGATATAGGGCTGCTGTTCCGGCAGCCGAAACGCTATATTACCGGGCCATACTCCCCCGAAACACTGAATCTGCTTGAAACAGGACAGGCCGAACAGATGCGCGAAGCCGGTTTCTCCGACCAACAGATCATGGATTACTATCTGAATTATGAATAACTCACTTCCCGAACTCACCCCCGAACAGCTTCGGCAGCTCAACGCCATATCCGGCCTACAAAAGACCCGCAGACGTGGAGCCGACGCCTCGGTACCATCCGCTCTGACCGCCGAATCCGAATCGGGCGAAGCACCCGATATATCTGCATCGTATGCACTTCCAAAACCGGCTCCGAACATGTCCGAAGAGGATTACGAGCGGCAAATCAAAGAGGGCCTCACGGAACATATCGAAGCGATCTACGACCGTGCCCGCCAACGAGCCGACGCCCGACGACAGGAGACGTTGGCACGCATGGATAAGGGTACGGACAATGCGTCCTTGTGGCAACAGGCATGGGCTTCTTATGCAAAATCGCAAATGCTACGCAGCCCGTCGGCTCTCGGCGGTGAAGATACGCAGCTCATGCAGGCCGCAGAGCGGGCCTTGAAAATCCTCAATCAGAAAACAGAAAAGGACAAACAGGCCGGAGACGGCACATCGGGACTTACACGTGAAATTTTCGACTGGCAGACGTTGGCGGACTTTGCCTCGCTCGGAACCCGCGAGCTGGCCGAAAACATCGTAACGACACGGGCGCTGAAAAAAGCGGCCCGAAGCGAACGGCTGACCCCGACCGAAAAAGATATAGTCGAATTGTTCCGCACATCAGGGTTAATAAACGAGTATATCGCCCGGCGAGGCGGCCCCACCACCGGCGCGAAAGTCGGCAGCGGCGTCGCGGCATCGCTGCCCTACATGGCCGGCTTTGCCACAACGAGCGGTTTGGGCAGCGGAGCCGCAAAAACCGTCGGACGTGCCCTTATCAAAAAAGAAGCGAAAAACCTTGTAGGGCGGGGCCTGCGTAAATTGGGTGAATATACCGTCAGCGCAGCCGCTATGACGCCTTTACAGGCCGGAACCTACACCAACTACCACCAGCGGGCGCAACAACAATACACAGTGGCAGAAAACGGGACGGTTACAGAACATCCCGTGCCGAAGTACGAACTCATGTATAAGGCGGCCGCCGATTCGTTTACAGACGTGTTTACCGAGCATATCGGCGGAGAACTCGGCAAAGGCGTACAGAAAGTACTGAAATGGCCAGTCGAGCAGCTCGGCCGGCGTATGGGCGTAAAACTGTCGTTCGACAAGCTATTGCCGGGATATTCTCGGAGCAGGTATCTTACCGACTTCCGTAATCGAACTCTATGGAACGGCCCGGTCGATGAATGGTTGGAAGAGGTCGCCGGAGGCATCCTGTCGCCCCTTCTGACCGGAGAGCACGAACAATGGCGGGAGAATCTTTCGGGTGAAAACCTTTGGACGACGTTTCTCACCACGTCGCTCATGGGAGCGGGGTTCTCTGCGTTGGAACTGCCGAACGTCGCAGCATACGTCCACAAAACACACGTCCTGCAAACCGAGGAGAAAAAAGCGCTCGCCAAAATCGAAAATGAAGAACTGCGCAAACAGGTTTTCGAAGCGATGCACAAGCCGACGATGAGCCAGCAGGCGCAGGCGATGGCCGCGATCGACTGGCAGGCGGCCAATATCGGGAAAATGGACGCCGCACATGCCGCCGACTATGCCCGCTTCCGACTCCAACGACAGATTCTCGACGGCATGGAGACGGGCGATGCCGAGGGCGAAGCGCTCCATACCGCCGTACAAACCGCCGAGCGGTGGGCCTACAAAGGACTTGACGGCAAAACGGCGACCGAAGAAATCATAACGGCCCGACGTGCGGACGGGAAAACCTATGTCGTACTTTCGGGCGACACCGACGAAGCGGCTACGGACGGAACCTTATTCGTCCTCGACCCCGAAACCGGCCAGCCCGGACAGATCGACCGGACGGAACTCGAACATATCGAACGAACGCCGCTGGCGGAATTTTCAGCACGGCAGGCTCAAATCATCGAACAGCAGGCCGAAGCTGAGAATCGGGCCAAGCAGGAACAATACGACATGGAAACCGGCACCGAAGCGGGCATTGCCCCAGAGGAAGTCGCACGAATCGTTACCCCCGAAGCCGTACAATACGCCAACGGCGACGAAGTAATTACCGCAGACGGGGTACAAGGGCGCATCACAGGGAAGCAAGGCGGCAGTTACGTCGTACAGTTGGATACCGGACAATTCGTCCTTACACCGGCCCATGCGCTCACCCCGAAATCCGAGGCACCACCACCGACCGAAACGACCACCGCCATCGCACCTGCGCAGCACAATGAAGCCACGGATACCGACACGACGAACAATGAACCGATCGCCCGGCAACTCGCCGAGGCGATTCGGGCAGCCGCAGGAGAGCAGGATGCACAACGAATCATACAACGTATGCTCGACGGAGCGGCCGATGCCGGACAACGGCAAATGTATTCGGACGCCTTGCAGTTTTTACAGCAGCACGCCACGGCAACGGTTCCCGTTGAAGAGCACCCGACACCGGTCCCGGCCGTGCCGCCCCCGGCGGCACCCGCCCGCACAGAAATACCCCGAATCCGCAAAGAGCGAACGACACCCTACACCCAATCTGCGGCCGAGTTAGGTGATTTCGTATCTATCGAGGACGTGATCCTGCGCGACATCGCCAGCGGGTTGAGGTTCGCATGGAAAGACAGCGGCAATCGTCGGGGGTTGGCCCGAGAACTCGGATTTACGGGCAATGAAAACGAACGCCGCTCGCGGTTCAGCATCCTATCTTCGGACGGTATCACTCCCGAACAATACGCCGAGCGGCTTTATTTCCAATACGGCGGCGGGAATACGGAGCAGGCACATTGGGACATGGACGACAAGACGATCAAAGATGCCGTGCTGGAAGTACTCTCCCGAATACATTCGCCACGACAGGCTTACAACGCTGCCGTAAGGTTGCACAACGACACTCCGAATCCATACGACGATATGGACGAAGAGGATTACGCCCGGATGCAGGAGTATGAAGCCGAACAGGAGCGCGTCCGCACGGAATTATTATATGACGACGCCTTCGCACAATGGGCCGGACAGACGTCGCAGGATCAATGGGCAGAAATAGATAATTTATTCATTGAGGATGCGTCCGAATCTTCAAAAAACACTAACTTTGAAGCGACAGAGACAGCACCTCCCAATCCAGCAAATTATGACGACGAAACCGAAACCGAAAACGGAAACGGGATTGACACCTCAGCGTTTGGAGCGACTGGCAACGATCGTAGCGAGACTGTCGATGGAGAACAACGTAACGCCCCAGCAGGTGATGATGCGTATCTCGGACAACAGGGCGGCGGGTCGGCCGCAGTTCGACATGGAGGCGGACTGGACGCAATATCCGGCCCCCTCACCGACGACGAACGACGAATAGCGGCCGAGACCGCCGCCGAGATCGAAGCCCGTCTCGACCAATACAGGGCCGAACTGCACACGCTTCGCACCCGCTATGCTGCCGAAAAACGCAATATCGGAACCGCTTACGAAGAGGATAACCAAACAACGTTGTTCGGGCCGTCTCACGAACCTTCCGACGGCGATCTGTTCGACGTGCCGCGCGATTTCTCCGACCGTAATCTCAACGACATTTTAGCTCCCCTGCAAGCGGAAATAGGCCGTTTGCAGGAACGTATCGCCCGTACCGAAGCCTCGAAAAGCAAAGTTATTGCCGAGGCGGTGGAGGCTTATCATGCGCAGGGGACTTTACCGCTCCGAGAAGAACGGCAAAAGGAAATCCCGCAAAACAGCACATCGGCCGAGGATACGTTTCCGCCTGCAATTACCCAAGAATACGACAGATACCTGCATCATGCCGTCGCGTCGTTTCCCGATAAGGTTTTCAGCGTGCTGAACAATGACCTTATCAAAGCCGGATTCATCCGCGACGTGCGGCGGCTGGCCAAGAAAGACGTTCGCGCCGCAATCAAGTTGGTTGCGGAAGCCAACGCTGCGGCTCAAAAATATGCGGGCAAACCGATCCTTACGCCTCGCCACAGCATCCATGCGGAGCTGGCAACCCTTGCCGAAAGTCAGCATCGAACGAAAACCGCGACATCCGACACATCGGCCGAAACCGGACTTTTCAGCCCTACGGAACAAACCCGCCACTCCAAGACCGGCGCTACTCTTTACTCTGTCAAATTGGCAGAACGGATCGAACGAAATGCATTTCAAAGTTTGAAAAAGAGGGCCAAAGAACACGACGGATATTACAGCTCCTTCACTCGCAGTTTTCTATTCGACACCCCGGAAGACGCCGAGGCATTTCGGGGGACAGCACCAACATCCGACGCCACCCGCCCGACATCGGAAGAACAGCCCGCCATCCAACATCCGCTATTTGATAAAGCGGCATTGGTTCCGGTAGATTCATACTCTCCGAAGGCATATAATATGTACCGTTTTTATTCGGCAAGGGCCCGTGAGGGACTGGGATATAAAAAACAAAGTATCGTTCAAAATGACGAAGCCCGCGAACGATTCATCGACCATATCCGTAAATTGGCTGAACAAAGTGCAGACGCCGCTATCCGGTTAGTGGTGGAAATCAATAAGGCAGCAGAACAAGAAGAAGGAAAACCCGTATTTCCGCTCCAACACAGCATCTATGCGGAATTAGAGGAGGTACACGCCCGACAGACAGCGGAAAAACAACAATCGGAAACAGCCGACGATTCCGCTTCATCGGCCGGCACAGCTCCCGAATACGGGGCGCAGAACAAATTGGTAACGACTGAGCAATACGAGGAACTGAAACGACGGATGCGCGAGAAACTCGGACAACTCAACGCCGGCTTCGACCCCGAAATACTCTCCATAGGTGCACAAATGGCCGCTTACCATGTTGAGGCCGGAGCGCGTCGATTCGCCGACTTCTCCCGCCGGATGATCGCCGATCTGGGCGACGTGATCCGCCCCTATCTGAAACCTATTTACACCGCCGCCCGCCAAATGCCCGGCATGGAGGAATATGCCGCGCAAATGGACAGCTACGAGCAGGTGGAGGCGTTCGACATGGCCGATCTCGACAAGGCCGAGAAAACATCCCAGCCGACAGGAACGGGAGCACAATACCGATTGGCAGGAATATACGACATGACGGGGGCTGTCGAGAAAGACACAAACGAGACTGGCAATCTACGCCCCGAAAAGAACTTCCGCAAGGATTTGGAGCGATTCAGCCGTGCTTTCGCCGATGAATTGGGCTGGGAGCACGAAACGGATCGCAAGGGTAAAACCATCTATGCCCAGACCAATATAGCACCGGCCGGCGGCGACGGCTCGTTTACACTTTGGGCACCCGAAACGGATTTGGGCATTTATGTCAGTGTACCCGTCGCACCACAAAGCTACGACAACCGATACGGGTATTCTAATAACTTGAAAATAAAAGATATTATGGGCTTCGGAGAGCCAATATTATGGCGACTGCGAAACAAAGAACAAACCTTTTTACCCAATGGACACAATCGTTATGCCCCGGCAGATATTACCGTCGGCGAGCTGGCCGAACTTGCAAAAAAAGAATTAAATGCTTATCTTGACAACATAACAGCGGCCAAGACGCTCGACCATATATTACAAGAGAATCAAAATACACGAAACGATGAACGACGGGAAAACAGTAGCGAGAAAGACTATCCCGCTTATGGAGACGGAAGCCGCAAAGACGGCGCTTTGGGAACTGGCATTTTATCAGCCGAGAAGCCTGTTGCAACAGTATCGGGAGAATCCGGCGGAATTGCTCGATTCGATAGACCAGACCGTAACACGGGCGATGCGGTGGCGGCAGGCAGCACTCGAACGGGACGAAGATCCGGTAGTAGTGGACGAGTATTACTATCAACTCCTCCGACCGTGTTACTGTCCGGAGGAGCCGGAACAAATACCCATCAGCGAAAAAATGATGCGGGAGATCATCGCCACGTTGAAAAAGGTGGAGAAAGCGAAGTCGCAAAAAACACCTCGTACAAAAACCATGTAATCGAACGAGGACACGACCTCGCTCCGAGAGGCGAGGTTGGCAAGATCAAAGCCAATCTCGCCGCAATCCGGCTCATTAAAGAAATCGAAGCCGAAGGCCGCGAAGCCACCCCGGAAGAAAAAGCTGTATTGGAGCAATTCTCCGGCTGGGGCGGTATTCCAGCAATCTTCAAAATAGCCCATCCCTACCACAACGAACTGCGCGAACTACTGACAGCCGATGAATACGAAGCGGCACGCGCATCCACAACCACCGCATTTTATACTCCACCCGAAGTCATATCGTCGATATGGGATATGGTGGAACGCCTCGGATTCGACGGTGGCCGCATCCTCGAACCATCGGCCGGCATCGGACATTTTTTCGGTCTGATGCCTCTTTCGATACGGTCGAAATCGGATTTGACAGGAATCGAACTCGACGATCTGTCCGGCCACATCCTTCGTGCGCTCTATCCCGAAGCGCATATCCACATCGAAGGTTTCGAGCAGCAGCGCATACCTAACAACAGCTATTCGCTGGTGATCAGCAATGTACCGTTCGGAACGTTCAAAGTACACGATACGTTCGACCGCGATTTATCCTCACGTTTCGAGATTCACGACTATTTCATCGCCAAAAGCATCCGGAAGCTCAAACCCGGCGGATTGGGCGTATTCATTACCTCGACAGCAACGCTCGATCGGAGTGCAAATTTGCGGAATTGGGTCGTAAACGACGGTAATGCAGACTTCATCGGGGCAGTCCGTCTGAATACCGGTACATTCAAAAATACGGCCGGCACCGAAACCTCGGCCGACATCATTATCGTCCGCAAACGCGACGAAGCCGGGCCGGCACCCTATGCCGTAAATATGCAATCGACCATTACGGAACGCGAGGCGCCCTACGAACGAATTATCAAACTGTCGAACGGGAAGGTAAAGACCGAAGCAGCAACGGCACACATGAACTATAACAAGTATTTTCACGACAATCCGCAGTTCATGGCCGGCCAGATGCGCTTCGGATTCGAAAGTGGCGTGGAAATACGCCCCACAGAACAGCGCTGCGTCCCCACAAGCGACATAGACCAGTCCCGCACGCTCGACAGTTTCATATCCGCACTCCCCGAAAATATCTACACATCGGCCCCGGCACCCGCAACGGAGCGAATACCGCAAGCGGTCGAGGCCCCCAACAGTACAAAAGAGAGAGGACTTACGATCATCGACGGAAAACCATATATCGTGCGGTTCGGACAAGCCGTACCCGCCGACTGGAACTCGTTGAAAATCCGCAACCGCAGTAAAGTCGAAGCGTTAGGCGATTACCTGCGGCTGAAAAGTGCGATCACAGAGCTGCTCGATGCCGAACGCAATGATCTGCCGAACATCGAGCAACTGCGAGCCGAGCTTAACGACGCCTACGCTACCTTCACCCGTCGTTACGGGACATTATCAAGAAACACGCGTATTTCATTCCTGCGCGACGACGTGGATTTTCCCTCCATCGCAGCCATCGAAAACGACAAGGAAATCGTAACTCCCGACGGAAAGAAACGACATGACATCCAAAGGTCGGACATCTTCTTTCGCCGGATGCTGGAACCGACACGCGAACTGAAAGCCGACACGCCGAAAGACGCGATCGCCGTATCGCTCTACCGCTACGGACGGCTCGATATGCCCTATATCGCAGAATTGCTCCACATACCACAAGAGGATACAGAAAAAGAACTGCTCGCACAGGAACTTATCTATGTCAATCCGGTAACGGGTCTTTATGAGGAGCGCAACGAATACCTCTCGGGAAATGTCCGCGAGAAACTCGAACAGGCCGAGCAAGCCAATGAAAACGGACAGTTCGACGCCAACATCCGTGCGCTCGTGAAAATTATTCCGATGGATATTCCGCTGCCGCTGATTAAAGTATCGCTCGGCAGCACATGGATACCCATCGCCCTATACGAACAGTTTTTCAAAGAGACGTTCAACGTAACGGCCCATATCGCCAAAACATCGGCCAACAAGTATATCGCCAAAATCTCGAACGAAGGGAATACGGTCGATACCAATATGGGGATTCCGCAAGCGCCGGGGAGCAAACTCGCACTCGACCGGATGAACAAGACGCAGACCTACATCAGTCGCAGCGAATACGACCCTTTGGCTCAGAAAGAAAAGCGTGTCAAAGACCCCGAAGCGATGACGCAGGCCGCCATGAAACAGACCGAGCTGGAAGAACGATTCGAACAATGGATTAAAGGACAAGATAAAACAACGACCGATAAGCTCGTCGAAATATATAACAGAACCTTCAACAGCACCGTCGAAAGACAAATCGACGTTTCATCGTTCGATTATTTTCCCAACGCCACACACACGAAGAAGCCGCGCGAGCATCAGAAAATCGGTGTCATGCGAGGTTTGCAAGGAGCAACGCTGCTGGCACACGAAGTCGGCACGGGAAAAACCCTGACCCTCATAACTACGGCAATGGAGATGCGGCGGCTCGGTATCGCCCAGAAGCCGTGCATCGTCGTACAACGCTCGACATTCAACCAATTCGCCTCCGAAATAAAATCCCTCTATCCGGCCGCCCGTGTCCTCGTTCCGTCCGAAAAAGACCTCACGGCATCGCAGCGGCAGGAATTATTCGCAAAGATCGCCTATAACGATTGGGATATTGTCGTACTCTATCACAGCTATCTGGATGCCATACCGGATGCCCCGGAGCGTGTCAATGAATATATCGACACGCTGATCGCAGAGAAGATGCAACAGCTCGAAGAAATCGAAGCCAATTCTCCGGACAATGCCAAACGGCAGGCTTATGCAATCAAGAAACAGATCGAAGGACTGGAAAACAAGAAAATAACGGATAAAACAGTCAAAGAGGAAGAAAAACTCAAAGCACAGGCCCGTACTCGTGCATTACGTCTGCTCGACCGCCGCACGGACGAGACGATGACCTTTGAACAGTTGGGAATCGACGCTTTGCTGGTAGATGAAGCACATGCCTACAAGAAGCTCGGTTTTACCACCAACCTGCAAAATATCAAAGGTATAGACCCTGCGGCGTCGCAACGGGCGCAGAGCATGAGGCTGAAAACATCTTATATTCTGGCAAATAAACAGAACAAAAACGTCGTATTCGCCACCGGAACACCCATATCCAATACAATGGCCGAGATGTGGACGTTCCTGCGCTATCTGCTGCCCAAACACGAACTTGAACAGTACGAGATCGCCGATTTCGATTCCTTTGCGAACAATTTCGGAAATATCGAGGAATCGGCCGAGTTTGCCACAAACGGCAAATTCCGCGTAGTCGAACGCTTCGCCAGTTACTCCAACGTGCCGGAACTGCTGGCGATCTGGAAGAAAGTCGCGCACACCGTACTCACGGAGGATGTACCGGATCTGCGCGAAGGTGTAGGAACGCCGCGCATTGAGGGAGGCAAACCGAAGGATATACTGCTCGACCAAACGCCTGCGCTGCGGGCAATCATGCGCAGCATACGGGAAATACTGACTCAATACGACGCTATGTCCGGTAAGGAAAAACGTCGTAACTCCCATATCCCGCTGGTCATGTTCGGACTGGCCAAACGTGCGGCAATCGACGTGCGGCTGGTTAATCCCGCTCTACCGGACGATCCCAACAGCAAAGTCAATCATGCCGTGCGCGAAGTCGTAGAAGATTTGAAAGCAACGGCCGATTACAACGGCACCGTTGCTGTTTTCTGCGACGCCTACCAAAGCCGCGACCACAGCTTCAATCTTTTCGTGGATATGAAGCGTAAATTCATCGACGCCGGCATACCGGCCCAGCAGGTCGCTATCATCCACGACTACATAACGGACGCGAAACGCGAGGCGCTCTACAAGCAAATAAACAACGGCGAAGTACGGATCGTACTCGGCACGACCGAGAAATTAGGTATCGGAGTAAATATGCAGGAGCGTCTGCACATGCTCGTCAATCTGGACGTACCCATACGTCCTATGGACTACCTGCAACGCATCGGCCGCATTGTGCGGCAGGGCAATCTGCACCTGCAAATGGACAAACCCGTGCGTATTCTGCGCCTCGGAGTAAAACAAACGCTTGATGTTACGGGCTACCAACGGCTGAAAATCAAGGAATCGTTCATTAAGCAGGCAATGAAGGGCGAGGTTACGGAACGCTCGCTCGAAGAACCCGAAACCGACAGCAGCGACAGCACGAATTTCGGGCAGATGATGGCCTCACTCTCCGGCAGCGCTGCGGCGCTCGCCCTGTCGCTCGAACAGAATAAACTACGCAAGCTGAGAAACGCACGCGACTACTACAATCAACATCAAATATACGTCGCACATGAACTCAAACGACTGCAAAACGTCCTTCAAACAACCCCGCAAATAATTGCTCAAATCCGTAAGAAAAAAGATTTCCTGCGAAGCCTGTTTCCGGACGATAAAGTGGTATCGGTGGAAGTGGGAAAACTCAAAGCCTCCGAGCCGGAAAAAATCGAAGACCTGTTCGTTCCGCTCTCGAAACGCATCGAAGCCGAAGCGGATGCCCTCCGCCAATCACCCGACCGTACACAATCGGACATGACACTCCGCATCGGAATCAACGGCAAAGAGTTCGACATTATAATTGTTTTACGACGGAATTACCTTTCCAATGAAAAGGAGCGCATCAACCGCACGATTTATTACCAATGCAACGAATGGCGCGACCTGCAAGGCGAAGCCGGAGCTAAGATGATTAACGTCATCAGCCAAGTCGAAAAAGTGCTCTCCGGTGAGGAGTACGACGCCGAAATACAGAAGCGGCAGCTCGGAATGGAAACGGCACAACAAGCCATCGAATATTTACAGACGCAGGTCGGCAATGGATTTCCCAAACAAGCAGAGTTGGAGGCGGCAGAAGAACGCATCGCCGAGCTGGAAGAGCAGATGAAAGTGGAACTGGCAGCGATCGAAGCACAGGAGGAAACCGACAAGTCCGGAACCGCAACCATAGACATCGACCCTGACGAATTGATTGACGACAATGCAGGAAACGGCCTCCGCTTCCGCGACGGTGGCAATCCGTTCGGTTCCGACGCCCCGGCAAGCGATGCGGAGTTGGCTCGCCGCGTTCGCCGGATCGCCCGCACGCTGAACACTCCGGTCGAGATTATCGACGACCTCGATGCAATTACCGATTCCGACCCGCTCGTGCAACGTCGTAAACGACACTCAAAAGGTTTTTACGACCCGCAAACGGGACAAACGTTCATTGTCCTGCCCAATATTACGACACTCGCCGATGCCGAAGCGACCGTATTGCATGAAATTGTCGGACACATGGGCTTACGCTCGCTGATGGGCGACCGTTTCGGCGACTTTCTCGATAAGGTTTACAATGGTCTCGATACCGAAGGGCGCAGCCGTGTGGCCGACATTGCCCGCGAGCAGGAGCACCAATCCTCCGGCGCCAAGCACCGCCAGGCAAATACCCGCCGTCTGGCAACGGAAGAATACCTCGCACATTTGGCGGAAGGCGACATCACGCCGAGCCGCTTTGCCCGGATCATCGGCCGTATCCGCTCGCTGCTACGCGACATATTGCGACTTCCGCTGCGTATCGGCGACCGCGACATCGCTTATTTGTTGTGGTTGTCGAAACACCGCCTGCAAAAAACACGCACGGCCGCCGAAGCCGTCGCCGCAACAGCGACCGAACGACGCATCCGTAAACAGCTTTTCGGTCGTTCTGAAAACGTGCGTTACCGTGCGATATTCGACGACGCTACACCTGAAAATATCGAACGGTATAGCATCGAACGCTACATCCGCGAGCATCATATCACCGGAGTTTTACTCGGCGAACATAATGCCGATGACTTCGCTATGCGTGTATATGGACTGCTTGATGACATGGGCCGAGCCATCATTGACCGCATGGGCAATGATCGTTTGAAGGCCATGCGCAAATACCTCGCATTATTCGACCTCCAAAAGCTCACCGATCAAGAAAGCTATCGCAGCATCATCGACGAACTGGTGAAAACCTTACCCCAAGAGACGAAAGAGCAAATCGTGCGCTCCATGCGCAAACACCTCGATTTCGTCCTCTCCGACAACTACCGCACTCCGTTGCGGCGACGCACGATGAAAAGCGAACGACCTCTACCGGAGAATTTCAAATATGCGAGCGAGTATGTCGAAGAATTGCTTAAAAAGAAACGGGCACAGCCCGAAATGGCTCCGCCGGCCGGAATCGAACCGACTGTGATTTACGACAAGCGGAATTGGAAAAGCCGTCAGCAACTCCGGTTCATAGATAGCACTTTACCCGTCGAAAGATTACAGGAAGAAGTCGTGCGGCGCGGAGGCAGCATCGACGACCTCACGGACATACACAAACATTTGAACCACTTGACAAGCATCGCCAAAGTCGCAATCGACAAATACACGAAAGAGTATTTAGACCCCATACTCGACCAAATCGCAGCCATAGCCCGTGAAACAGGCATGACGGAAACACACATCATCGACTACATCACGGCCGAATCGTCGCTCGAACGGCAGGCAACGGGGATTGCGGCCCTATCCCTCGACCCGCGCGATGCGTGGAACGAAACGCTGGCCCGAAGTATCGTCGCAGATTTCCGCCGCCGGGCCGGAGAGATTCCGACACAGCGATTATGGCAGCGAATCAATGCGGCTAACGACCGCGTGCTGGAAATCCTCGTCGAGGACGGAATGTTAGCCCCCGAACACCGCAAGTTGATAAAGGGGCACGGCTGGGACTACTATGTACCCTTACGGGATTATGATTACAACTACCGCGACCAGAAAGGCGAGCCGGTGGCTTTCGATGCGGCCGACGTGTACGACTTCATCGACGACAGTGCGGGGCCGCGCCCCTTACGGAAAGTGCTGCACGAAGCCGAAGGACGTATCGCAAAGCCCCGCAATCCGATCGCTCAAATGGTGAATATCGGTATCGGAGCGATCATCGCCGCCAAAACCAACAGGGCGAGGCAGTCGGCCTTACGGTTGGTGCAGAACAACAGCCGCAATTCGGAAGACTTGTTCCGCGTCGATAAGGTCTGGTTGGCAAAAGGCATCGGCAACAGATGGGTTACGACGACCATAGACCCCGCCGTCGAGGACATCGAACTATCGAAGGCGGCACGTAAGGAGATCGCCCGGCTGAAAAAGGAGATGAACGCGGCACTTCAAGCACACGATGATGAACTGGCCGACTACCTGTATAACCGTATCGAGGAGACCGAACGGTTCAACATTGTCCGCGAAGCCGAATCGGGCAGTCGTTTCGAGCACGAAGGACACTTGGGACATTCTTACGAACGACAGCGCAATGTGGAATGTTACGTGAACGGTATCCGTTATGTGATAACCTTCGCCGATCCCGCCGTGGCGAACGCGATCAACCAGTATAACCGGCTGGCGATTCCAAAATGGCTGGATGATACGGTCGGGAACGCGACACGCTGGCTGGCAAGAGCTTTTACCTCCCGAAATCCGGCGTTTGTCGCAGCGAATTTCCTGCGCGACGTGCAGCACGCCGCGCTGGTACACGCCATCGACAAAGGCGGGAATCTCGAAGGATTCGTGCGTAACATCCCTGCAAGTATGGCCGCAATCACCCGCGAACTGCGAGGCAAGGCCGAGCCGCTGACCATCGCCGAAACCGGGACGCTCGACGTACTCGACACCGCCGATCGGCAGGAACTAATCCGGCAATTCGGCCGCGAACGGGTCATGGACACGCTTTACGACTATTTCCGTGAAAACGGCGGGGAAACGGGGTTCGTACATAGTAAAGACATCGCCGAGGCCGAAAAGGAGATCAAACGTTACGTTGCATTCCGCACGGGGCGTATAGGTGAACTGCTGAAAGCAACGCAGCGCAGCGAACGCGCCGGGGTATGGCTCTCGTATGCTGCCCGCAAAAGCGGTATGCAAGCAATAGGCGTCGCGCTGGAAAATGCCTCCCGCATTGCCGAAAACACATCCCGTTTGGCGACCTTCACCACATCGCTTGAACAAGGAAAATCGCTCCTTACGGCTATCGACGATGCAAAAAACGTTACGGTGAATTTCAACCGTCGCGGTACGGCAACCCGGCCGCTCGGCATGTTCTACGTCTTTTTCAATGCTTCGGTACAGGGAGCGGCACAGGTCGCACGAATCGCCATGCGTAACCGGAAAAGATTTGCACAGGCTGTTGCCACGCTGACGGCGGCTGGATTTCTCGACAGTCTGCTGCTTGATTTCTTCCTCGCCGGAAGCGGAGGCGACGGCCGCGATCTGGCCGTTACGGAATACGAAAGACATAACCACCTCATCATCCCCGGCATGGGAAAGCGCGGTTACTTGAAGATTCCGCTTCCACAGGGATTCCGGGCTTTCTTCGGCATAGGAACTGCCTTGCATGACCTTTACCGAGGAAAACTCGGCTCCGAAGATGCCGCACGCATGATGCTTACGATGCTCTATGAGGACTTCTCGCCCGTAGCTTCGCCCTCATCCAAAGGAGATGCGACACGTGTACTGATTCCTACGGCTTTGACGCCGTGGTACGACATCTGGTATGCCGGAGAGGATGCGTTCGGTTATCCTGTCGGACGCCGCAGCTACTCGACGACGGCAAACTATCCGCTCTCGGAAATGGGACTGAGAAACGTAAACAAAGCGATTTATTACCTCTGTCGAGGGATCAACAGGTTAGGCGGCGGCGATGAGAACACACCGGCCGGACTACGCAAGAACGGAGAAATCGACCCGCTGCTGCGGGGTATCTTCGAGTACAACCCCTCGCACGTCGAACACGTATTGACCTATTACGGCGGCGGAATGGGTAAGTTCATCAAAGACATGGTGCACACCTCGCAGGCGCTATTCACCGGAGAAGAAATCAGCAGCCGCGATCTGCCCGTAATAAATCGCTTCTATGGAACGGCACGCCCCGAAAATCCAGCCGAACGGTATTACACCCTCCGCGACCGTCTGACGAATATCGAAGCCAAATATAAACGCATGGGGCCGGCACTCGACCGCACCGATCCTGCCGTACAACGGAATCTGCAACGTATCGCAATTTTCAAGGCACACCAAACGGCGGTGAACAAGCTGCGGGCGATACTTGCCGATACGCGTCCCAATACCGCAGCTTATGACCGATTACAAGAAGAATTGAACGAAACGATGATGAACGCATTAAACGAGGACGACCATGTTACGGAATATTGATACCCGGCGGTTGAAACTGTTGGCCCAAACGGATAAAAGCGTCGCTCGAACACGCCGCGAATGGGAGCAAGGCACGATGCGCTACGCCGACGACAATCTAACGCTCCTGTGGTGTTGTGCGCGGGATTGGGACGCAATGGACTACCTGCGCAAAGAGCACTCCCGGAATCTGCGATACAAGAACGGCGACCAATGGAGCGACACGGTACCCGACCCCGACCATCCGCACCGGACGATCCGCGAAGATGCGCTGATCTCCCGCAGCGGGAAAGTGCCGCTCAAACACAACTATATCCAGCAATATATCCGTAATATTCACGGACAACTCCTTTCGTCGCCCACGCAAACGGTCGTATATGCCCGCAGTCGCGACGACCAGCCGCTCGGAGAAATGCTGACCAACGCCCTGCAAGCGTGCCACCAGCTCAACAGAATCCGAAAAATAGACATCAACGTTGTTGAGGAACTCTGTCTGACGGGGATAGCCTGCGCGAAGGTACGCTACGGCTATTGGAGTACCAAGAACCGCACGGACGGAAAAATCGACCTCGTGAACATCAACCGGCTATTTTTCAATGCCGACATCGAAGATCCGCGACTGACAGACATCCGCCGCATCGGAGAGCTGCACGACTACACGTTCGACGATTTGGTGCGCAACTTCGCCACATGCCGTGAAGACGTGCAGGCATTACGCGAAATTTATGGCATCTGCCACGACCATACAAAGCTGGAAAACCTCTATGAAAATCACGCCTCACGGCTTCAAAATCTGAATTTCCTATACACGAACGACCTCGGCAAATACCGCGTTATCGAGGTGTGGGAACGCCTCGGCCGCTGGGTACTATACATACATGACTACGCCGACGGAACGGAGGAGATATACACCGAACTCACGATGCAAGAAGTCGAAGCGATCAACGCCTCGCGCATCGAGCAAGGTATGGCCGCAGGGATCGCCCCAGACACAGTGAAACTCATCTACGCCCGTGAACAGTACGAATATTATTGGCGGGTGAAATACCTTACGCCGAACGGCTACTGCATCAAAGAGACCGAAAGTCCCTATGCACACGAAGAACACCCCTACGTGCTTGCGGCCATGCCCGTAATCGACGGACGGTTCAAAGCCGTATTATCGGACGTAATAGACATTCAGCGCTATATCAACCGGCTATTGACCCTTTTGGATTTCATCATCGGAGCCTCGGCAAAAGGGCTGTTGATGGTTCCGCAGGAGTGCATACCCGACGATATGGACATTCGGGATTTCGCACGCGAATACGTCAAAACGAACGGCGTCATTCTTATCAAAAAAGGGGCCTACGACAAACTCCCGAAGCAAATATCCATGAACGGCACCAATATCGGAGCATGGGAAATGTTCGCGCAGGAAATGAACATCATGCAGCAAATCAGCGGACTGAACGGAGCGGTACAGGGGCAAGTTCCGCGAGCCAATACGCCGTCGAGTCTCTACGCCCAGCAAGCACAAAACTCGATGATGAATTTCGTCGTGCTGTTCGAGAATTACAATATGTTCTGCGAGGAACGCGACGAAAAACTGCTTAAAGTCCTCATGCAATACTACACGACCCGTCGATACATCGGCACCAATGGTAAAACCGCCGGAGAGATGGCGAAATTCTACGAGCCGGAAATGGCGCAGAAAATCGAAGATTTTAACCTCACGGCCGCAAAATCGAACGATACGCCCGTATTCCGGCAAATGACCGACGACCTATTGATGAAACTGCTCGAAAGCGGCCGCATACCGCTCGAAATATTCCTCAATAACTGCTCGCTGCCGGGGGCCGACAAACTACTCGCCGAGGTCAAGTCTTTCAACGAACAGGCCGCAGCCGGTCAAATCGACCCCGAAGCCCTTACGCAGTTGCAACAGGCGGCACAACAGAACGCCGACCCGAACGCTATGGCCATGATGCAACGGTATATGGATGCCAATTAACATATCTGCCAAAAATAAATTCACTTTTTTAGCGAATTTTTGAAAATAAGCACTATCTTTGCAATGTAAAAATCAGCAATAATGATTGTAAAATTCCAAAAAGAGTATCTATCGGAATTATACTACGAAGGAAAGTGTAAAGATAAAAAACACCGTTACCAACCGACAATAGTTAAACGCTACAAGCAACGTATAGATATTCTTAACGATGCAAGTTGTATCGAAGCTCTTTATCAGTTACATTCATTGGGGTACGAGGTACTGACTGGAAATAAAGAAGGTATTTCCTCAATCAGAGTGAATGACCAGTATCGGATTGAATTTTTGGTTTCGCACGAAGCCGACGGGAAAGAGCAAATAACGATTTGCAATATTATTGAGTTGTCGAACCACTATAAATAATTGCTATGGGAAATTTAGGTTATCCATACACTCCTACGCATCCGGGAGAAATACTGAAGGAGGAGATCGAATACAGAGGCATCTCGCAGAAAAAATTGGCCGAACAGATAGGTATTTCCTATACGATGCTCAATGAAATTCTGAACGCGAAACGCCCTGTAACCGAAACTATGGCCTTGTATTTCGAGGCTGCATTGGGAATCGAAGCCGAAATGCTTACCAATATGCAGACTCGATACAATATGCAAACAGCTCGCAAAGACAGTAAACTGACGGCTCGATTGCAACAGATTCGGAAGTTGGCCGCAATACTATGAAAAATTATGAGCATAGAGTGCATTGCAGCTAAAAGATTATCGGACAAACCAAGTAAAAGAATCCCGATAAATACTTATCGGGATTCTTTATTCATAAACGTCAATTTGCTATTTTACTTTACAGTCCTAAATAGACAATCTCGTCCTTTGGAAAAATCTTCTAAATAAGAATAAGCTATTTGAATATACTTCTCTTTGAACAAATGTTTTTTTCGAGGAGACCAATTTTGAATCTGTGTAATGGTTTGCGCCAAGTCAATATAAGTATTTTCTTTCCGAACATACGCAACAGACGCGAGAATTTCCAGAGACAAAGCCGATTGAAATCCAGAGATCAATTTTATCAATAATTTCAAACGATCAACCTGTTCCGACTTCAACTTTGTTTTCACATATTCGCTAACTTCCTTCATCGTGCTATATTGCAACTCCAAAGAATCGAAAGCTCCGATCTTCATCTGTTCGAGACCTTTGATATATTTCCCGTTAATGTCGTGCAGAATATATCCGACCTGAGTGCAATAGGGGCCATAATGTCCTGCAACGAATTTCAGTTTGCCAAATGAAGGTTCACCCAGCAATTGCATAAAATATGCTAATTTATTTGCGACGAATAAACTGCTGTTTTCTCCTAACGATTCATAATAAAACAGAGCGTACAGCAACATGGCTCTCGCCGGAGTTAATTTTGCCTCCCGACAATTCGTTTCCTGCTTCAACAATTCGCTGACGGCTTCGTTCGGCTGATAGATATGAATATCCACATTTAATTCCCCGAGATACTTTTCCATCAACTCTTTCACCTTGCTCCAATCCAATCCACCGTTGCCGCATCCAAGAGGAGGAATAGCGATACTTTTTATCCTATATTGATCAAGAACCCGCACCAAATCTTTCAGTCCTTCTTCAATATATTCATATTTGGAACGATGCTTCCAGTCCTTTTTCGTCGGGAAATTAATTATCCATTTAGAATCGGTCGAAAGGTTACTGTCTCGTGTTACCAACAATTTGCCTGGGAAAATGCTGCCCTCTTTACACGCTTGTTGATATACTTGAAAATTATAAGGATACCTATCCTTGAATTGCAAGGCGATTCCTTTACCCATAACACCAACGGTATTAACGGTATTGATCAAAGCTTCGTCGGAAGCAGCCAACAAATTACCTGTCACATAATGTATCATGGATAAAAATAGTTATTTTTGCTATCAACGTATATCGGTATCTCAATGGATAAACGAGATAAAATTGTTTTTACATATGCTTCACGGTCTGCCGTTTTGACAATAATTCCGGCGACACACGAAACCGGCACACAGTCTTTCACCAAAAATTCGGCCTGTTTTCTCCGCATCCGATCCATATTGGCTTCATCATTCCCCCAAAATTGCGTGCAGACGACTTCCCAATCCACATGGGTCAAATCCTTGATGTCATTATAAAATTCAGTAAGTTTATTCTTTGCATGTCCATCGGTAAAGCACCATGCAGGACATTGCGCAACAATATCCTTAATACGACAAACGATATAAATCAATTCGTCCTGCGGTCTTTTTCGGATACCCCGATACCCTGTTTTAATATTCAATAACATCGGAGAATGGCCTCCGAAATAAAACGGAATATAATCCCCTAAATCCCCGCCCGGAGGATCAATTCGAACATGAAAATTTTGTCGCTGTTCGATTAACTGAATATCCCCGATATTGATATATTCAGGATCTTTCATACGACTATTCTTAGTGTACAATCCATGTTTTAGAATGAATTCCAAATTGGAATAGTGGATCATTCTAAAAATGAATTTTGAAGTATAGTCTATTTGAATATCCATATCTTTATATCACAAATGTAAGAAAATTTTAACTTACAAAAAATTTCTATTGAGAAGAATCGCGTAATTTATCTATTGGTATTCAAATAGCGATAATATGAATTATTTTAAGGCCCACCTGTTTGATCCCATCGTCCTGCATAAGAAAATCCCGGCGGATACCGCTGGGATTTAATAAGAAACCCGAAAAGAGCCGGCCTGCATCGATGCGCCTCCGCAAAGCCGGTCTGTCCGGATTTCCCGTCATTTCATATCTTCAAAATCGGAGCATCTCCCCGAAACGTCCGTTTTTCCACAATCGTAAACCCATGCAGAAAGGTGATATTGCTGCGGTGCAGCGTGATCCGAAGGATAAAACCCTGCGGCTGCGAACAGCAGGAAATCAATCCAATGAATCGGATGGTCGCTTCGCGCCTATTCTTGGACGGGACGCACCGCGAAGCCGTAGGAGCGGAGGCTGTAGTTCAGCGGGTTGATGCTCGACGAGCTGAAGTACAGGTAACGGCCGTTGTACGTCGAGTTCGGCACGGCCGACCAGAAGTAGCCGTAGCTGCCGACGCTGTGCATCGCGCCCGTCGAGTAGTAGCGATAGCCCGAAGCCGGAAAGAAGATCGTACCGCCCGCAGTGTCGTAGCTCCCCTCGCCCGTCATCTTGTTACAATAAAACTCCCAACCGAAATTATCGGTAAAATCGGTGGTGGAGGTATAGGGCGAATTGAATCGGGAGCCGAAGTAAGAAGACCCGGAAACATTGCTGCCGTTATACGTAAAGCCCGTAAAGGCGTTCGACGAAGGCAGATGGTAGCCGACGGGCGAAGGATCGTAAATCGTCTTAACCACCGCATTGTCGTTAGCCGTCGTCACCGTATTGTCGGCGCTCCAAAGATTGGAATAGGACGTGGCGCACCAATCGTAGGGCGATAAACTGCCGTAATTGTAGAATATATGCGGATGCTGGATGGAAACGCCGATGGCGACCTTGCCGGTTCCCGATTTGTCGAACGCATAGCCGTCGGAATAGCAGCCCTTATCGACTGTGGAGCCGGAAGCGTTGCGAATACCGGCCAACATCGGGTCCTTGCGTCCGAACTGGAAATAAGGCTGGTTATCGGAATTTACGACCGAATGCGATGCCTGGGTGAGCGTTATGACCTGCATGGCACCGGTCTCCGCCTGCGTGAAGCGAACCTTCACGCTGCGGGCGTCGTAGGCGGTGGTTTCCGCATCGCACCAGCCGATATTGACCGGCATCATTTTATACGCTATACCCTGGTAGTTGGTCACGGTCCTGACATCGCTGCCCAGCTCGTAGTCCGTCACCCAGATATGCCAGCTCCACATGATACGGCTGTCCGTGTCACGCACGGCCACGATAGCGTTGCCCTGCTTGATCGTCGCTTGCGGCACGTCGAAGGTCAGGCTGTGCTTGTCGGACGAAAGCCGGACATTCGTCACCAGATTTTCCTCGTCCTGCCAAACGAGTACGGCATCCAGGGGCGTACACCCCGCATTGTTATAGATATAGGGATCGGTGATAGCCGCATCGAGATGGTTTACGAAGGTCTTCAATACGGATGTTTCGCTGGACTGCGAAGTGTAGGCCGAAGCGTTCGTACCGCCGTCCTTGATAGCGTTACCATAGACCAACGGCAGGGAGTACTGTCCCGGGGCGTTGATGACGTAACAGTTGGCGGTCCGCATCGCGGTCGTGCCACCGGAGGTCGAAAGATCGTACGTGCCGCTGACAGAAGCTGCCATTTTCAAAGTTTCGTTATGCGAATTGGAAGTGACACCCGTTTGAGCCGCAATCGTAGCCGAGAACGACGTGGCCGACGTACCGCCGTTGCCGCTCGCGGTAAAAGCTGTGAGCCATTCCGGACGGGCGATCACGTTGTAGCCCCCGCTGCCGTCATCCTCGACAAATTCGGCGGTCCAGGCCACCGGAACGGTTCGCGTAGCATCGCCCGGACGGGAAACGGCGGCATAGCTGGTCACCTATAATCCGCAAAACGAAGCGTTTCGCCTTTTCAGAACGAACCGCATAATTTCTTAAAACGAAACGTACCGCTGGGGCACTCCCCCACCCCAAAATATTTTCGACCGGCTTACGCCGGTTTTCGTATATTCTAAGAACGGAGTCCGGACACTATCCGAACCCCGTTCTTTTCGTTTTGTCGCTTCGCTCCCGCTTTGTCGCGCTTCGCGTTACGCTACCTCGTCCAACGCCTTGTACGCGACCACGCTTTGCGCCTTCACGATTTGGCCGCGGAAGGCCAGGCGCGAGCCGACATTCGCATACGCATACGAGGCACCGCTATGCGCATACGCACTCGAGACACCGCCATCCGCGTACGCAGCGTACCCGCGACAGACCACACGGCCTGATGCCGAACTGAACCAGTACTTGTCAGAATAGTAGGTGGTGGACGAGCCATTCATGGCTCCAACAGGTATCACGGTCATCAGCTTGCCATGTGCCACAGTGGTTATCCAGTAGTCGCTGTTGGTCATACCTTTTATCATAAGGGCTGTACCGTCAGGTAGCCAGATACGCCACTTGCCGACGTTACCGCTCGTGTTCGGCAAGTCCACACCGTCCATCATGTCGTACTTGTTTCCGTAGATGTCCTCGTAACCTATGCAGCAGATGTTGTTCACCTGAGTCACCTTTGTGGCTCCGTACTCGTCTTTCTCTATATACCAGGCATACAGGTGCACGCCTGCATCGGAGGTGTTGTTTGTCACATTCGGGTTGATTCCGCTTGCCTCCTCAAAGCCAATGGTGTCCTGCATACCTCTTGACGCTGTACCGCCGGTTGTTCTCATATAGGAATGCTGGCCGGCACCGCACTGTTCCTGCATATTCCTGCGCCCATACTTGGCATAGCTCAAGTTGGCAATACGGAAGTGCATCAGCGCGTCTATCTGCTGCATGCCTCGCTGCACGCTGTAATAGTGGAAGTCCGTCCATGACATACTGCCGGTGGTGCTGTTGCCTGTTATGGCAGAGCGCAACTTGCTGCCGACTACCGAGCTGCCCACAACGGCGCACAAGTGTTCGTCATTGGCGAACCACTCCGGCTCCATGTCCTCTATCTTCTCACTGTTGGAGAGGACTACCTTATCGAACTCTGCCGTGTTCAAAATGGAGAAATACAATGCCGTCGCACCTTCCGGAACATCTGATATAAGATACATACCGGCCTCGAAACGGCTGCCCAGAGTCGGAACCACGATGTCTTTCACCACATTACCGCTTGCATCAGCAAATATTGAGCCTACGAGATTGGTTCCTGGCACACTCGGCCAGCGTACTTTCTTGTAACCGCTGACATCGACCATACATACGGAATAGGTGCTGTCTGTGCTGTAGGAGTTCTTGATGGTGTCCTTGCCGCTCATTATCTTCTTTCCGCTGGTATAACCGCCTTGACGTGCCTTGATGTCCGCAAGCGTAAGCACGTCCACGTTCGGCACCGTCGGCATGTGGTCCTTGTCCCTTGAACTGTAGCAGCTGTAGTTCTTGCCGTTCAGGAAGTCGTTGATGCCCTTGCTCCAGAAGAATGGCTCATACATCATCCAGTCGCCCTCCGTGCCGTCCAGCTTTGCAACCGTGCCATCATAATACTTGTTGCTGTCCGTGTCTGCAAGTGGGCAATATGTCATCTCACCGTCAAGGTTGTTCACCACGGTATCCACATTGGCGATGTTCACATTTCTTGTCGTAGCCTTCTTTGTCACCTTCGCCAGCACACGGTGGCGGTTCTTGAAGATTGCCTCTATGTGCCCGCTCGGCTTGTAGTCGTTGCCGTACTTGTAGCCCGTTCCGTTGTCAAGATTGGAGATATTCGCATCGTCTGCCACACTCTCGTCGCTCTCCAGCATGGTGTATTCGGGCTGTACAATGTTCAGTTCGGGGAAGTGCCGCTGCAGTGCATCGTACTCTTCATCGGCCTTGTATTGCGTCAGTCGGTATGTGCCCACCAGTCGGCAGGTATCCACGTTGCCACCGTTCTCGTCCACGCCGCCAATCGCCATCAGCGAGGTCAGCAGGCTGCCGTCGCCCTCCATGTCGATACCAGTCACGCGCAGATACTTTACATTGGTACATCTTGCATACAATGTCTGCCAGTCTATGCCGGGACAATTATCCACCACAAAGCGTGTGATATTGCCCGTGCCCTCTAATGTCAGGCCACTTGTCCTCAGTTTACCCAAATAGCGCAACTCCAGCGTCTGCAATGTCGCAGGCAGCGTCACGCTCGTCAGCGGTGCGCCCTGTGCGAAGTTCACGCCTGTCAGTGCCGTCCGGCCTGCTTTCAGTGTCTCCAACTTCGTGTTGTTACTCAGGTCTATGCCTGTAAAGGCTGTGGACTTCAGACCGGTCATGCTCAATGTCCGCAAGTTCCGACAACCGTTTACCAACAGGGCGTTCAGCGTTGTCTGTGCCTGAGCACAGCTCACGTCCAGCGTCCTCAGTGCCGTGCAGTTGTTCAGGTTCAGCGTCTGCAGTATAGCGTGGCTCACGTCCGTCAGGTCAAGCCCCATGATGCGGCTTGCGCCGTAGATGTACTGCGGGTCGTTCACAATGAGATCTGTATCCAATGTCAGGTTTACCGTGCTACCCGTGTCCTCGGCCAGCACCGCACTTTGGTGAGGCGTTCCGCTTGTGTAGCCGTATCCGAAGTAGTAACGCTCGCTTGCCGTGATTCTTATTTTGCGGTTATCCGAGCCAAATTTGTAGCCGAAGTAGGCCGCAAAGCTGTCCTTTCTGTATGTGCCGCACACATACTGACTGTCAAGCAGGGCGAAGCGGTTCTGAATGGTGAAGGTGCGGTGGGCGTACCGGCTGCCCTGCAACGCGTACAGGTAGTCGTAGTAATTGGTCGTTCCGTCAGCACTCGTCACGCCATCCGTGAGCGGTTTGATATACTTATAGATACCGTCCTTGTTGTAGATGCGCTCGCACCAGTTGCCCATCTGCTTCTCGTTGAACACTTTCAGCACATATTCCAACGACATGGTAGAGCGCAGCTTGTCGGCCACCTCGCGCAACTTGTCGGGGCAGCCTCTCACCAGCTCCCACAATACCGAGTCATGCCCTGCAAAGGCATACGAGCCGATGCTCTCGTCCATCGTCTCCCACGTTATCGTGTAGTCGTACTTCAGCACCGAGTCATTCCGCTCGCCGAAGATGGTATCCATGTCGTAGGGAATGAAGTACCATATCTTGCCGTCCCATGTCACGAGCATCATGTTCTTCGCGCGGTTATCGACAGCCATCAGGTAGTCGGTTATCAGATACCATGCAAAGGGCGAGTCGTTGCCGAAATAGCCCTCATATTCGTTCAAGAACTTTGTCGGGTTGCCCTTGCACGAATAAATCCATTCCCAAAGGCGTTTCACAGCTGCCTTGTCGTCCTCGTGCGCCGTCGCCCATGTGTCATCGGCCTTGAAACGGAACTCCAGTGCGTCGTCAAACGAGTTCATGTTGCTCGTACCGAACAGACACAGTGCCTCAGAGTTGTTCAGAAACTCCAGACAGATGCACTTGTTGCGTTCACCATTGAGTGTTGCTTCGTCATTGAAACCCTCGATACCCTCAAAGCCGTAGATGATGCCGCTGCCGCTCTTCTCGTTCAGGAAGTTGTACTTGCCTAAGTACACGTTCTCACCTGTCCCGTCGTTGTCATAGAACAGGTCCATAGGGAAACCGTCCACGCCGATTCTCACGTCGTAGTTGCCTTTGTATGCCGCCTGTGGCGGAGTCAGCCAGCCGCATTTCTTCCAAATATCGTTCACGATGCGCACACCGCCGGGGTTGTGCGTTGAGGACGAGTCCGAGAAGTCGGCTTTCAGACAGAAAATGTCAATGGGACGTGCCCCCGGCTTGAACGAATACTTGAAGTCAGGAACCTCCACTCCGTTCACATACAACTTCGTGCCGTACTTGCTCTCTCTTGAGAAGTATATGCGGTAGTTCTTTCTCGGGTAGGTCGTCGATGATGTTCCCTGTATGCGCAGGCCGCACTGGTAGATGATGAAGTCATACTCCTTGCCGTAGGCCGAATAGAAGTATATATCGACCGGCACCTCGAACTTCTTGTTGTTCGTCTGGTTCACTAAGTTAACGTCGCCCACGATGCGCATCACGCTCTTGCCCATCGCCCTCAGCTTGTCTATATCGACATCAGTGCCCTCGTCGTCCATCACCTGGTTCTTCTCGAACAGAAACACCATCTCATCGCTCGTCGGGCGGTCCACCATGTAGTTGGCAAGTTCCTCGTCATCGCCCAATGCACGGTTGTATATGCGCAGGTTCCTTACCTCCACGTCCGCGCTCTCACTCGTTATCCTGATGTTGGCCGGCTCGTCCTGCAGAAGGCTGTCTGTCGGGGCGTACTGCTTTGCACCGCTCAATATGCCGTTCACATACAGTTCCATCAGCCGGTTGCCCTTCTTCTCCTGGACCACGAAGGCTATCTTCAGTGTCATGCCGCTCGCGAACTTCGTGCCCACTTCCGAGCCTGCGCCCGTGCGCATCAGCGCCTCCTGCGTGGTCAGTCTGAAACCGACATTGCCGGCCATACAGTCCACCACCGTGCCCTTGCGATCGGTCACATTGGTGCTGGTCAGTTCCATCTCGCAAGTCGCACCAGTGGTCGTAGCATCGTTGCCGAATGGTTTGCAGCCTATCTCGATGTTCGCGCCGTTCGTCAGTTTCAGCGCGTCACCCGTCCAGCCGTTGCTCTGCCAGTCAAAGCCTTCAAACGCCGTTTGAACGTCGTTATAACGCCATTCCGCAGGACTGCTCTCCGCATTGCTCCTGCCCGCTGCCGTCAGCTTCAGCACCAGTCCCGATGTCGCCTCGCCAAGGTCGATGCCGCTCTCCGTCACGTTCACATTGAACTTGTATTCGGTCGTGCCGCACTTCAGCACCATCGCAACCGCGCCTTTCTCCAGGAAACGGTTCGTGTAGGTCTGCACCGTTCTCGGCACGCTCACCGTTTGTGTCCTTATGCCGTCCCTCCACACGCTCATGCTTGCAGGGGTCGCTGTCGGGTCATACGCCACGAAGTCGAACAACACCTGCTCATACTGGCCTGTGTCGATAGTCGGGGTGAGATGGTCTGCCGTAAAGACGCGTCCGTCCTTGAAGGTTATCTTGGTTCCTATATATGGAGCGCTGCTGCCGGTCTTCAATATATCGAAATAGATGCTCTCGCTCTTCAGTGTCAGTTCCTCGCTTGCCTTCATCTCGGCCACCATCTGCACGGTATGCCTGCCGACAGCAAGCCCAGACATGGAGAGCGTAAAACTACCGTTGGTCGTACCGCTCCTCGTGACAGAAACGGAATCTTTCTGTATGCCGTCCACATAGAGGGTGACGGTCTTTGTACCGCTTCCGCTTACGGCATAGGGTATGCCCACATTCTCGCTCACGCCATAACCACCCTTTGCAATGCACTCGGCAATATTGAAACCGCTCGTCAGTGCAAGCGTCACCGCCTTCACGCTTACATAGCTCTGCTTGGTCTGCGTCTTGCCTGTGGTCGGATCGGTGGTGGTGGCCTTCACATAGATGTCAGTCGTGCCCAAAAGGAGGTATTTCGTCAGGTCCAGCGTATAGGTGCCCTTGCTCACGTCCTGCTGCGTATCGGAATACATCAGCGTCGCGCCGCGTTTCATCTGTATCTCCACCGTGGCTTTCTGCCCCGTCGATGTCCCCTTCTCGTCACCGCTGCTGTACTGGTGGTCGTAGAACCATGTGAGTGTGGCCTTGTCGCCTTCCTTGATGACGGACTTGTCTGTTTCTGCCGTCAACACGATTTTGGTGGTGGAGGTTTCTCCGCCACCGCCGCCTTTTCCTGCCGGTATGTCCAGACCTACGACCTCCGCACCACTCTTGTTGGTCAGCGTCACACGCACGGTGCTCTCGTCATCGCTCAGTTCGGCACTGCCGCCGAATATGGTGTTGGCTTCGACCTCTGCAAGTTTGGCGGCCACGGCCGCGTTCTGCACCGGATTGGTGGAGTTCGTGTTCAGGCTCTCGTCCACCTCTGTCTCGTTGATGGTGAGGTTCACGTTGCCCGCGCTGTCAAGCGTCTGTTTCTTTCCGTTTACAGAAATGCTCTTCACGTTGCCCGCACCGCCGAAGTCCTCCCAGCTCGCCACCTGTTCCCAACTGTCAAGGCTCGTGCCGATGAACTGTTTGGTCTCCCACTTGCCCTGTGCCGTCTCGTAGGTGATACAGCGTCCCTTGGCACGTTTCTTCTCCTCCACGGCAACAATGGCGGTCGCCAATGTGTAGTAACCACTCTCAAGCGGGATTTCCTCTGTCACGTTGCAGGTGTTTCCGCCACTGCCGCCTGTGGCATATTCCTGCCATTTCTCCGCATCATGGAGGTCGTTGTCGGGGTCACCGGTGAACTGCCAGGACTCCCAGCCGTCCGCACTTCTGAATATCATCACGCAGCCGGTGGTGAACACTTTCTCCCCACCGGTGCTCTCGTTGCCGGCAATGGTCTCCAACGCTTCAGACCAGTCACTGAATATGCGGTCGGCATCACCGATAAGGCTGTTCACCAGCACCACCGGGTGGGTGTTGGCCGCTGCGATGGCATCATTCAGCTTTGCCGTGGCCGCATCGGCAAGCATGGCCGAATTGTTGGCCGTGAGTGCCGCGCCGGAAGCCACATCTGCCGCATCTTTGGCCTGCTGTGCCGCAGTTCCAGCCGCTCTCGATGATGCGTCCGCTGTGGCGGCGGCTGCGTTTGCTCTCTTGGCCGCGTCTTCCGCAGGTTTCGCAAGCAGGGACACAGGCACACGGACAACTTTCTCTCCCTGCATGGCCGGGAGTGAGTTCACGCTGTCAAGCGAGGTGGCTGTTTCCAGCTCGTCCACGCTCTGACTGTCTGTCTTTATCTGGTTCAGGACTTCCTGAACGACTGTTTTCTTCTCCTCGTCTGTCATATCATTCGTTGTTAGGGTTATTATCCAACTGCTCGTTCAGTCCGTCTATGAAATTGGGCAGGCAATACTTGTACGCCGTCTCGCGAATCAAGGCTATTTCATCGCCCGTATATTCCACAAAACCATCGCTCCTATATATCTTCAAGGCAAGGGCATGGGCACGGATACCATTAGCATGCAGATACAGCAAATCGGCAAAACTTTCACGGGCATCACCGATTTGCCGGTTCTTCCTGCAAATTCCAGTATATATGCCAAATTCCTTAAAATTCAATCTTTTCATATCTTTATTCTTTAAGTCCAAAACCATGTACCAAGTACCATAAAGGTAAAACCGCCAGCATTGAAGGTCTCGTCATCACCCGTATAGACGGTAAAAGAGTCAGCAGTTTTTGCGGACACACAAGCGTATATATTCGCTCCTGCATCGTTAAAACCTGTCAGCATCACCTCGTACTTGTCTGCAGAGGAAAATGTACCGCTGGGGAAGTGTACTGTCACATACTTGTCTCCTTTCGAAGGATAGGATATATATAGATTTATATTTTCGTTATCATATATATTCCTGTTCCATCGCTTCTGCCTTACAAGGCTCGGAGTGCCATTGGTAAATTCCACCTTTCCAAGGTACATCGCTTTCAAGTCAAAACCTTCACCGATGCTTTTGAGTGGTCCGGAAGCATCGCCGTAGTTGAACAAACGTCTGTTCAATACAAGCCACCCCTTAAACGTCTCACCTTCTCCAACGCCTATCATTTCAACGGCTTCGTATGCGTTTACTATAAGGGTTGTCAACGGCTCACCATCTTCATAGAAATAAAAACCAGATGGAGCCGTTGCTGCAATTGGTCCGGCTGTCCGTTCGTTATTCCAATGATAGTTCAGGACCATCGCGCGGAATCCGTTAAAATCAGAAGAGAAGGGAACGGTAAATGCCGTGTACCAACCGTCACCGCCTCCCGGTATGATTATATTGTTATTGTTCTGGAGACCGAATGTCGAAACGACTATCGGGCCATCCGCCGAGAGTGCATAATTACCGTCTCTAAATGGGGTACGGATAGCTCCGTTTATTCTTACGTCCCTCAATAATGACTGTCCGATAGTAGCCTTGATTGTCTCAACACTACCATCTTCCAGTATTTTGAAATTATCATTGGCGGTTACAAGTCCCTCCAACTGTATATTTGATGCCTTTATCTTCACACCGTCCTGTCCTGCTCCGACAAAAGACTTCAGGTTGCCGTCCCCGTCGATGGCGTACAGACCCGACACCTTGGATGTGGTGATAAGCCCTGTCTCCTCCAGCATGTTCTCGTCCTTGTCGAACACGGCAGCGGAGATTTTCACAAGACGCTCGCTCTGCTCGAACAACGTGCGGTAGCGGTGCGTCAGCGCCTCGTACTTGTCGGTGCTGAGCACCAGCATATACATGTAGATGTCACCGTCAAACTCCAGACGGAAGTCGCCCGTTCCGTTCCACAGGCCGTTTCCGGTATATTGCACATAGCCTTCGGTCTCCGCAATCTCCTCGCTTATCTCCATGCTGTTGAAGTTGGCGAAGCCTGTCTTGTCCACATTCTCGAAGCGGACCTTCAGCGTGCCGACCTTGGCACAGCGGTAGAAGAATGTCAGATACACAGGCAGGGCCTCTTTCTGCCCCTCGTCATTGGTCGGGAACGTGGGCACATAGCGCAGGTTCCCGTGTTTCTGCAGTATGTACTTGTTGCGTATGCGCACCACCGTGCGCCCCATGTCCGTGACCACGCTTGCGCCGTCGCCTTTCTTGGAGAGCACGTTGCCGTTGGCCCATATCCACTTGTTGCCGACAAGGAAGAACACGGTCTCGTTCTCGGAGTTCCATTTCTCCAGCCCCGATGTGAACGTGGGGTTGTTCAGGTAGCCTTTCTCGCTCAGGAAGTCGTTCCGCACGCTGTCTATCGCGCTCTGCACCTTCCCCTCCGTTATCTCCAGCTTGGTCTTGATGTCCTCGCCAGTGGAAAGCAGGAACGTGCCGCGCAGATACACGTTGTCGGCATACAGGCCGTTGCCCTTCGGCTGGTTATCCAGTGGAAAGCGGTCGTCCTTGATGTCGTTAAGGTTGCCGAGCCTTGCACGCAGGGCGTGGTCAAAGTTCTTGGCGTTCACTCCGTCCAGCACGTCCACTCTCGGGTGGCCGTCCTCCGAGGCGGAGATGAGGACGAGGTTCTGGCGGTTCGCCGTCTCGGTGTTGCCCATAAGCACACACTCGTCGCCCTCTTCGGGCTGTGCGGTCTCAAACTCGGATTTCTCCACAAATATGCCACCATTCGCGATGCCGGCCACTTCCACCCAGTAGGCTTTCTGCGACGTGCCGGTGAACACCTGGCAGCGCATCAGGTCGTGCGCCACGAAGGTGTTCTCCTGCTCGAAGGTGATGTGCCAGTAGTCGCCCTGCTCCCGCACCGTTTTTATCTTGCCATTGGCCGCGCTGACGCAAATCTGTCCGCCCACGCTGCGCACCTTGTTTATCAGCAGTTCAAAGACATTCATCACGCGCCTCACGGTTATCTTGTCAACTATCAGGTGCGACAGCAGGTCCTCGTCAAGGCCGATTTGCCAGCCGTTGCCTGTCATGCCACTGCCGCCATAGTTGGCGCTGCGCAACAGTTCGCGCACCACAAGGGTGAGCAATTCGGCATTGCCCTTGCCATCGATGCGCCCATTCTCTTCCAGTCCGATACCGATGCCTTCCTCGAAAGTGATTTTCTTCTTCGCACGGTCGTTGCGTTTCTTGCTGATGAACTCCTGCTGGCTCCGTCTTGCGGAGAAAATGTTGTTGTCGGTCGGCTGCGTGTCGTCCCATGAGCGTATGATGTCGGGCAAAGCTGCGCCCTCTGTCCTGGACTTAGTATAGTTCTTCAGCTCTCCGATGCTGTCGTTCACCTTGTCAAGCGCGCCTGTCTGCAGGGCGTCGCTGATTTCAAGGTCCATCTGGCTTGGCAGGTTCGCCTTGCGCGTTATCTTGGTGATACGGCTCTGCCGGTAGCCGTTCTCCGGGAAATACTTGTCGCTCACAAGCCGGACACGCCTGCCGACATGGAGCACGGCATTGTTCTCCTCCACCCACACATGGTCGGTCGGAGCCTTATAGACGCTGATGTCCTTCCAGTGCTCGGCATTGTACTTCTCCACCGCATTCAGGAACTCCTCCTCCGCTATCGGGTAGTACTCGTCGGGCATGCGCACGTTCCACAGGATATAGTGGTCGCCCACTTTGGGCACGAGCTTTCCTCCGGGCAACTGGGTGTCGTCGTCATACGGCCAGATGGTGATTATCTCGAACTCGCGTGTCTTGCTGTCGAAGTTCACCTCGAAATAGTGGTCGTCATCGGTACCGAGCCCGGCAAGCTCACCGTCCTGGAACGAGACGCGCTTGGTCTCGCCTGCCAGTTCATAGTCGTTGGGATCGAAGTTCAGCGTGTCGTCCCTGAAGTAGTAGATAGTGAATGCGTTGCCGTCATCGTCCTTGACATTCTCGCTGCGCACACTGCTCACCTCACCGGTGCGTCTTGGATAGATGCCGCTGAACGCGTCTTTCTCGTAGTGGTCATAGATGCCGTACTCGTCGGTGTGCAGTTCCACATACTGGCGGCCGCCGGGCAGCATCAGACGGCTGTGGCCGTATTTCTCCGCATCGATGTTGCGGGTGCTGCCTATCGGGAACAGGCGCGTGTAGAACTTGTTGGTGTTGTCAGTGTCACGCTCCAGGCTCGTCAGTCCGTTGCCGTACCCCAATATTATTTCCTCGCCGTGCTCGCATCTGCAGATGTTCACGGTCTGCCCTTCCACCCACCACTCGGCACTGCCGCCCACTTTCTCGGCTATCTCCTTCAGCGCCTCGTCGCAGTACTTGCCCTCGTAATCGATGACAATGAGGTCGGTGCCGTCCACCTGCCCCACCTTCCAGTCGGTGGTGTGCCCCATGCCGTTGTTGATGCACTTCACCACCATCGCCACATGCTCTCTCGGAGTGGCGGTGAGGGTGAACACGGGCTCGGCATTGTTGTCTGTGGTCTCCAGCACGAGGAAACGCTTTATCAGGCTCTCGATGCCGTAAAATTTCACGTCATACGACCACTCGCCATCGCTCTTCTGGGCAGGGGCGTATTTCTCGGTGAGCCAGTAGCGCTCGCCCTCAAAGTCCACATAGTCGTTCACATCGAGGGGTATGTGCTCGTAATGGATGAAGGAGAGCGTCAGCACGTTGTCGCCCTGAACCTCCTTCTGCTGGGTGCTGCCGTCACCGGGCGAGATGTCCGTCCGGGCGGTGCCGTATTTGTCGTATATCGTCAGAACCATATAGGAATGCTGTTTGAATGTCATTAGATGATGGGGACAGGCTCGCGGAACTTCACCTTGAACTTGCCGGCGTTCACACCCTCCTTCCACAGGTAGGTGAGCGGTGTGAACTTGGGGCTCTCGCTGTATTTCACATGCAGGGTAAGGTCAAGCTGCGTGAATACGATGTCCAGCCAGCCGCCCTTGCCCTGTTTCAGGAAATTGATAAACGAGAAGTATTTCCGCAGCCAACCCGCCTGTGTCTTGTCATACAGGGCGAAGTTGAGCGTGATGTCCCTCGGCTCGTTTCTCGGTGTAAGCGTGGCGGAGTATTTCTCGCCCTGATCCTCACGTATGTTCACGGCGGTGTCCTTCTTCGTCTTGCTCGGTGTGAGTATGGCGGTGAGGTTATCCATGCCGCCACGTTTGTCCTCGACGAGGAACACGCCGTATTCTTTCCAGATGTCGGTGCCGTTCACCAGCACCAGCCCTCCAAGTATCTTGTCCATGTCATTTTACTTTTAGTCCGTCCCTTACTATTTTTCTGATGTCCTCCTTTATCTCGCCAAGATGCCCCGCGCTCGTGCCGGTGTTCTCGGCAATCCGGGCAAGGTGGCTCTCGGCAAGGTTCATGCGGTCGGCCACGGTCTCCAGACGCTCGTCCATGCTTGACCAGTGCTGCAGTCCGCTGGTGAACATGCCCTCCAGTTTCGTGCCCTGGTCCTGCGTCATGGCGGTAAAGCCTCCGGACTTCGCGCTCTGGCTGGTACCGCCCGTGTCCTCGTAGCCGGTGACCTTCGCCCACTCGTCCCTGCGTTTCAGCCCTTCCGCCACTATCTCGTCATAGCGGCGGTTGAAGTCCTCGACGTCCTTTTCCGTCAGCTCGCCGTTCTTGTCGGAGATAAGCTGTGCCCAGTCATCGTACAACTGCTTCAGCTCACCGTTGATGAGGTCTTCCATGGAATAGCTCAGCAGGGCTTTCTGCATGTCCGTGGCGAAGTCCTCGGCAAAGTCCTTGGAGGTTTTCTTCATATCCATCAGGTTGGAGATGAAGCTGTCCTTCATGCTGTCGAAACTTATCTGGGTGATGGTCTCGCGCCAGCTGTCGGTCAGTTCCTCTATTTTTCCAGCCTGGTCCGCATAGTCCTGCAGTTTGTCCAGCACATCGTTTCCATAACCGCCCTTGCCGGTGTTCTTGATGTACTCGGCTATATCCACATTGGAGAGGAGTTTCTTCATCTCCTCCGGTGTAAGACTCCAGATGCTGCCGTCGAAGTTCTCCTTCACGTTCTGCCTTATCCATGCCGTCTGGTCATTGGAAAAGCCGTTCCAGTAGTAGTTCCAGCTGTGGTGGTGCTTCCAGTAGCCTGCCTGTGCCTGCGCGATGCCCAGGTAGTTGGCGTTGGTCTCCTCCTGGTTGCGTTTGGCTTGCTCGTAGGCATCGGTGGCTTTCTGACCGTAGCTTTTCTCCATCACGTCAGTCAGGTCCTCGATGGCGTTCTGCAGGAGTTCGGTGCGCTCGGTCAGATTCTCTATGGTCTTCTTCACCTCCGCCTCATTACCGTTCAGTCCGAAAAGGTCATCAATACCAAACCACCCGGCAATGCCGCTGAGCAGTCCCTGCACGATGTTGCCCACGTCCTTGATGACATCGATGATGATTTCGGGAAGTTCCTCCACCACCTTGTTTATCGTGTCGGCCACCTTGTCAAGCAGATCGTTGATAAAGCCTTTCGGGTCATCGCCCAGCGCGTCAAGTATCTGGAGTATGGCACCGACGATGCCGCCTATCTTGCCACCCAGTTCCCCCAACGACTTGCCGATGCCGTCAGAGCCTTTGGAAAGCGAGGTGATAAGTTTGGTGATGCCGTTGGCAAAGCCGTACAGCGAGCCGTCAGACATCTCGTTCAGGTAGCCGGTGAAGTTCTTGATGCCCTGTGCCGCCGCGTTGGTGTTGTCGGTGAGGGTTTTCCGTGCCTTGTCGCTGGCCTCCTGCGCCTCGTTCTGCGATGCTGCCGTCGCATCGACCTTGCCCTGCGCTATGTCCACCGCTTTCTGCGCGATTTCCTTTGAGGCATCGTCGGTGGCGTCTGCAAGGTCTTGTTGCGCCTGTTCCAAATCGGCCACGGCCTGCGTGTGGGCGTCGGTTTTCTCACGGAGCGTGCGCACGCTGTCCTGATAGGTCTTCACGTTCTCGGCGATTGTGCCCCATATCTTGAAGTTGAAGGCGCTGGTACTGTTGCCGCCGGTCTCGTCCTTCAGTTTCGCCTGAAGGTCGGTATATACTTTCTTGTTTTCCGCCGAGAGTTTCTTGAACTCTGAGGTCTGCATGTACTCCTCTATCTTGGCGAGTGTCTCTTTAGCCATGTCTTTGAGCACGTTGCCGACGCCCTCGAAGGTAGTGCTCCAGTCTATGTTCAAGGCGAGGTTCTGGGCATTGGTCTGGCTGACGGCAGCGTCACGCTCCTTTTCGAGCTTGCGGACTTGCCACCGCTTTTCCTCCGCCGTGCCTTCACCCTCGTTCACCTCACGTATCTTCTCTGCATATTCCTTGGCGATGGCGTATTTCTGCTCCTGAAGCGTGCCATACTCGCGCAGGTAGTCCACCATGGCCTGAAGTTCGTTCTTCAGGGATTCCTTGTCGATTTCCTCCAACCCCTTGCGCTGTGCTTCCTGTGCCAGCCGTAGCCGTTCCGCAAGGGCATTGCCCTGCTCTTCCGTGAGATTTCCGCCCTGTGCATCGCGCCACTTGGCCTCCTGTGCCTTTATCTCGGCTTCCTCTTTCTGATAATTGAACCTTATCTGTCTGATACGCTTGGCACTGCCTTCTGCCATCTGGCTGATACTTTCCTGCTCGTTCTCCTGACGGAGCCGTGCAAGTTCTTCTGCACGTTTCTGTTCGGCCGCTTTCTCGCGCTCCAACTCTTTCTGCCTGTCCTTGTCACCGTTTCCACCGGTCGGCTTGTGCTCAGGCTTGGTATGACCGCCGATATTGCTGTTCTTGCCTATCTCACCCATTTCTTTGGTCAGGTCTTCTGCCTGTTTGAGCAGGTCGTCACGGAGTTTCTCGGCATCGGCGATGGCCTGTTCCTTGTTCTTCTCGTTTTCCTCCTTGATGATGGCCGACGCGTCTATCTGGCCGTTGGTCTCGCTCTGTGCAAAATAGAGGAGAGACTTCTTGAACCACCCCATGGAGCCATCGACATCATCGGCATCGGTAGCCTTCAGCTTGTTCACCTTGTCGTCGGCTTCCACTGCCTTGTTGACCAGTGCCTGTGCCTTGGCCTGCAGGAAGAGCATCTGGATATAGTCGGCAGCTTTCTGCGTGAGGACATCGTACCACTCGGCAACGGTGTCGTAGTAACCGAAAGCCTCGCCGTACTTGCGGTTCAGTTCTTCGGTCTTCTTCTTTTCCTCCTCCTTGCTGCCGGTGAACTCCTTCAGCTCGCGAATGGTGTTGTTTATCTCGAAACGGGTCTTTATCATCTGCGCCCTGCCCTCGCTCTCCACCTCGATGAGTTCCTGCGCTTTCTGCCGTGCCTCTTCCTGAGCATCGCTGTACTTGTTGAACAGGACTATCAGACCGGTAATGACAGCAGACAAGCCCATCGTGAGGGTCGCCATAAGTGCAGATGCCGCCGCAGTGGAAATGCCGAGTGCCGCCGCCAGTCTTGTATTGGCCGCAGTCAGCAGGTTCTTCATCTTAACCACCGTTACCAGTCGGAATGCGGAGTCTTTGTTCAGGGTGTTGAACACCTGCTGCAGACCCATAGTGACAGCCATGACGGACTGCACCCGCGCCTGTATCTTGGCGAGGTTCTCGTTCTCGGAGGCGAACAGCGACACGGCACCGGTAGCAGCGGTAAACATGCCGGACAGACCGCTGATGCCGGACATGAATCCCTGCAGATTTGCATCATCATTGGAGAGTATCTTGGTCTGGGTATGGAGGTCGGCGATGGTGTCGGACAGCAAGGCTGCATTCTCCGCCATCTCGCGGTACTCTTCCGTGTCCTGTTTTCCCTCCAGTCGCATTCTGGCCATCGCGTCCTGCAACTCGCGCAACTGCATGGCCAGACGCTTGTTGCTCTCCTTGTTTTCCTCCTGCTCGCGTGTAAGGCTGGCGAGTATCAGCTTCTCTTCCTCCAACGCTTTCTTGGCGGCGTTGAGTTCGGCAAGGGCTGCGGACTGGGCATTACCGGGGGCTGCGTTCTTGTAGGCTTTCTCCAGGTCCTTGATGCAGGAGGTGGTGTACTTCACCAGGTCCTTGCTCTCGGCGATACGCTCGGCAAGGGTCTTCTGCGCCACAGCCGCCGTGGTGCTGGACTCGGAGAGCTTGCCATGCTCCTTCTCCAAGTCGGACACGGCCTTTTCCGCCTGGCGGTGCTGTTTCTCCAGATAGACGAGGGTGTTCCGCTCCTCGTCCAGCACCTTACGGCAAGCCATGACATCGGCAGCGAGTTCCTTCTGGGCGGTACCGGGTTTCATGCCTGCAAGCTGCCGCTCCATACGGCTGAGGTCCGCGGACACTCCGTCAATGACCTTGTGCTGCTCGGCTATCTTGGCGTTCACCAGTTCGGCCGCTTTCTTGGCATTGTCTATGAGGGTGCCGATATGCGCGTTGGCATTGTCGATACCGTCACTCAGTTTGTCCTTCATCAGGAACTCTATCTCTACTGGCTTGCTCATGCTTTCAATTCAGTTTACTTTGAAAAAATCCTGCGATGTCCTCGGCTTCCTCCTCGGCGGTCTTGCCGCTGTCGGGTCTGCCGGCTTTCTTCTTGATGTAACGTGGGGCGTCGCACAGCATCATGATGAGGGTCTGGTAGTTCACGCCGTGGAGTATGTAGTCCACGCTCCAGCCTGTCGCGCTGGCTATCTGCCACACGAATCCGAAAGGGCTATGGGAACCTTCATACTCGGTCCTTAACTCCCCTTCTTTTTTTGGCTCAGTCTCAGCTTCATCGGGTTCGTCCGTTCCGCGGATCTGATAATACTCATAAAAGGGCCTGTGCCCATCAGACGCTCGAACTGCTCGGTGGCGGCCACCTGATACTGGTACGCCACGAAGTTGCGCACGAGCCATGCGGTCAGCCCCACAAACAGATGGCGGGATATATACCCCCTGCACACGGTGTAGGCGATGATGCGCGACAGGCATTTGCCGTGTTTGGCAATGAAACGCATCTGCCCCAGCTTAGGCATAGTCCGCACCTCTTCTGCCGTTATGTCCATCTCCAGGTACTGCCGCCCGATTTCTATCTGTCCTGCCAATGTGGGGCGCTTCATGGTGATGCGCACCTTCAGCGGTTTCTTGCGGAACGGCAGACGTATGTCCTTAAACGGCACGGAGACACCCCTGTCAAGGAGTGCCTCCGCCGCTTCTTTTTCGATTGCTCGGTTCATGCGCTACTCCCCTGGTTTGGTATCGGCCACATCATAGGGAGCACTGCCGTCATCAGGCGCGTTCACCGTCAACTGGCACTCTATCTTGGAGACCTCGGTCAGGGTGAGCTTGCCTCCGAGGTTGGCCATAAGGGTGGCACTCGGTATCGTCACTGTCTGCCCGCTCTTCAGCTGAATCTCACACTTGTCTCGGAGTTCCACAAGGTCGGTCGGGGCTTTCCAACCGGTATAGGCTCCTTGCGTGCCGACAAGCGTTCCACCAAGGGCGAGTTGGAGGTTCTCGTAGTCCAGCTGTATGAGGTTGAACGTGGGGGCTATAGTGCCGTTCTTCGTGACAAGAGTCAGCACGGGAGCACCGGGCACCTGCTCGGCTTCCACATCCACTTTCTCGGGCTTGGCTCCACCCCAGTCCCAGCTGCCCTTCTCTATATAGCCGACTGTCTTGTCACCAAACTTTACGACACCGATGCCGTACATGAATTTCTTACTTTCTGCCATATTTTTCTTGTTATGATTGTTAATACTGTGCCGGTCGCCACTCCGACAATAAAGGCGATGAGAAGCATCTTCCACGGATTTGAACTGCGTTCTTTTTCCGTTATGGCTTCATTCTTCTGCTGCTCCAATGCTTTCTTGTAGCTCGCCATCTGGCGCTCATAGTATTCGCACTGGCGCTGCAGGCTGTCGCAGGTGGCATACACCACGATGGTGCCGCCTTTGTTCTGCACAGTCGCGTTGGCTCTGCCGTTCTTGGCGCGGTACTCTGCCTTTTCGGGCAGGTTAGTCAGTTCCGCCAGGGGTATCTCCAGTTTGGCTTCCTCCTGCGGTACTGTCTCCGTCCACGTCTGACGCACTTCGCTCCGGAGGGTGTCCGCGGATACTTGTCTCACGCTTTCCTCCGTGGCCACGCTCGCCTTTCGGCTTGTCGCGCAGCCCGACAAGAACAGGGCAGTCATCATGATGCTTGCAACTGTTCGCAGTGTCGATAGCCTTCCTGAGACGCGCCATCTCGCGCTTCGACGCTTCGAGGTATCTTCTTGTTTCATTGAGTTCTTCCTTCAATGGTTTCACTATGTTCTCTACCAAGATACGGGTGGCATGCTCGGCGTTGTCCATACGCACCGTCTCGGCATCGGCTTCCGCCTTCATCGATTCCGCTTTCGCTTTCCTTATGGTAGCCCGCAACGTGCATATCGCCACAATGGTAGCCACCAGACCTCCGCCGAGGAGGACGTTCAGGACTTCGCTGATATTCATGCCATCCATATTTTTACTGTTGGTAAATGCCTATTGACTTGAGCCACCCCGCCACATCGAAACTCGGACAGGCTTTGTTCACGCCCGGAAGGTCGCGGTGTCCCACAATCTTGATTTGCGGAAAACGCTCGTGGAAGTTGCGCACGTAGTCGGTCATCGCCTTCAGTTGTGCTGCCGTGCGTGTGTCCTTGGCGGTCTTGCCATCCTTGGCCAAGCCTCCGGCATACACGATGTGTCGGCTCACGCTGTTGTAGCCTTTCGCGCCGTTGGTCACTTCCCACGGATCCACCTCCGCGTCCTCGTTGTTATCGACAAGGCGCTCCACCTTGCCGTCCAAGTGTATCAGGTCGGTATATCCTACCTGCTTCCAGCCACGCCCACCCTTGCTTACCGGGTCGGTGTGCCAGTGGCGTATCTCCTTGGAGGTTACCTCACGGCCTTCTGGCGTGGCTGTGCAGTGCAGGACCAAATACTTCATTCTCGCCATTACGCTTCAGCTTTATATCCGCTGGTCATTACGACACCTGCGTCTGCCTTCTTGAACATACAGATGAAGTAGTGGCGGAAGTTCACCTTGTTGCGCTGGTATTCGGGGTCGTTCTCGGCAGCACTCCAGTACATTTTGGTGGAGCCGGTAGCCTTGAACACACGCTGTGTGTAGAATGCGAATGAGCAGTGGAAGTCGCCTGCGGTCTCTCCCTTGTCGCCGACTACCTTCTTCTCGCCCTTGACCGAGAAGTACGGTGTGTTGGCATACTCGTAGATGTCGAACCCGTAGAGCTTGCCCACCTTGCCGGTGTTGCGGTCGATGTTGTACTGCTCCTTGAAACGCTGGTCGGTCTCCAAGAGGTCGTTCACGTGGTCGGTACACAATACAAGGCGACGGTTCGTGGTCGGCACGCCCAGCTTGTCGAGGGCTGCCTTCATCGCAAGCACGTCCTTGGCGGTCATCTTGATACGGCCGGTAGTTGCATCGCGCTCACCAGTAGTGGTCAGTACCGGGGTCTTGGCGGTGTTCTTCTGTGCGCAGAGTGCGTGTGCAGCCTTGGCGAACTTGGCATCGTTGATGGCGTTTGAATGGCTCTCCTTCACTCGGGCAATCTTGTCATAGCTGATAGCGTACAACTCATCATCGGTGATAGGGGTCACCTTGGTCTGGAACTTGTCAAGCTGAATGGCGATGTCCTTGTCGTCAAGTGCCTGCAAGGGGATTGGGTAGGTGGTGTTGTTGACAAGCACGTCAGGGTCCACACCAACCTCCACCAAGTGGATAACATCGTTATCGACGATGCTTGAACTGTCGGGGATGCCGTCAAGCCAAGTGCCGGCGAGGAACTCGCGGAGTGCTCTCACCAGCTCGCCGGTCCAAATCTCTTTCAGCACGCCCTCGCGTGCCACTCCCACAGGCATTGCACCGCTCACTGCAAGCGCGATGGCATTGGCACCGACGGCACCTGCCACGGGCGACACGCCCAATGCCATACCGAATACGGCTCCTGTCATCGCATTGAACAGTACAGCCGTAATCATGGTCAAAAATACTTTTGCTTTCATTGCTTTTTCTTGTTTTATTGGTTTGTACTAAAGTTCACACTCCATGCCGTACTCTTCCTTGTAGAGTCGCTTGTACTCTTCGGGCTGCTCCTTGCGGAGGGTCAAGAGTTCGCTTGACGGCACATCGCTCAGTTTCTTGTAGGCAGTCGGTTGCTGTGTTGCCGCTCCGCCCTGATGTCCGATAACGGCACTGAGCTTCATCTGCGGAGCCATGGCTGCGACAATGCGCTCCAGTTTCTCCTTGCCGACTTCCTTGCCGAGGTTGATGAACTCGTCCTTCTTGTCGGGGGCGATGCGCTTCTCCCCTACCGCCTTCTCCACGATGGCGGTGATGCTGGCAAGCGTGAGGGTCGCCTTCTCCTGCTGGAGTTTCTCGTTCTCTTCCTTGGCAGCCTTCAACTCACCGAGCTTGGCGTTGATGTCCGCCTCAGTTGCCGTTTCCGGCAAGCCCAACTGTAGGGCAATCTGTTTCTGTTCCATTTGTTTTTGATTATTGTTGTTCAACATTGGCAAGGGGCACTCGCTGTCCTTGCCGAGGGTTATTCTCTTGCCGTCTTTCTGCAGCACGATGGCATCGTCATTGGCTCCGATGTCCACAAGGCTGACCTCAAACAGTTTGCTCTTGGTGACGGTGGGGCTGGTCTGCCCCTGCACCAGCAACTCGGGGTCTTCGCTTGTTTCCAAGATGTCAAGCCCTGCGCTCACCATCTTCAGACTGCCGAACTCGTACTGTTTCTTGCAGCGAACGGAGAGTTCGGAGGCTTCGTCAAACATCAGCTCGCCGGTCACCTCGCCGTCCTCCACCTTCAGGTCTTTCACATAGCCTATCACGTTGCCGCGCTCGTGCATGTACAGCAGCACCGGGTTGCGCTGGTACTGCTCCACGTTCATGCCTGCCGTCAGCACCCTTGTGCCGTAGCTGTTCAGGCTGTCGTTGGTTATTCTTACTCGTTTTCCTTTACTCATGTCGTTGCTGTTTTTGGGGCTGCTCCGCCCGGTTTGCGACTGCAATATTACGAGGTAAATGTCTGTCCGCCAAAAAAGTGTGCAATGGTTGCACACTTCTATGACTGTCTCTTATAC